AATCAGAGTTAGCCCAATTGATATATTCAATTTGGACATTGATATAAGGTTTCCACACATATAAATCAGAATCAAATATAGGAAAACCTGTTACAGGGTCTACAGGAATATATTTTGCTGTATCACAAGCTGGGCAATCACTTACAGGAGCATTGGAACAAGTGGGGTCAGATGCACACATCTCTGCAGCAATTTGAGCAGGATAAAGAGTTTTAAAGTATTCTTCTTGTCCTGCAGTATAATGTCCTAAATCTTGGTCTCTATTATTATATTTTGCTATTTGAATAATAGCTTTAGAATAAGGAGGCATTTGAGCTTGATGGTTTACTACCTCAGAAAAGTAAACACACTCTTCTAACATAGTAACTGCATCAATAGCTTCTAAAGCTTCTGCTGCCCATTCAACTACATCAGCTTCAGAAAACTCATCTAATCCTAAGTCTCTGCTTATCTTGGAGAAGATTCTCCCTATTGGTACATACCCTAACTCTCTTGCCATCTTTTCTATTTTTTATTCAAAGCTATCAGCTAAACTTTTCCCATCAATTTTAATTTCTAATGGGTCTACTTTAGAATAAACTTCAACTTTATTATTCATCCAATCAGAATATTCTTTGTCTTTCATTTGATATTTAATCTCTGTATCTTTACATACAATAAACCCATTTGAAATTTCTCTTACTGAAACTCTTGTTTCTGTGCTTATTACTTTTGCACCTGCAGGTAATTCTTTTACTTCTTTTGTTGTTGATGTGATTGCTTTTTCCATTTTATTATTGTCTAGTTGGTTCTACATAAAACTCTTTACCCTTATTAATTATAAGGTCTGCCATTTTTCTTTTATTAGTTCTGACAAAAGTCATTTCATAAAAGACTTTATTAGCTATTATTACATTTTTCTTACTCCAAAAGAAACTATATTTAACTCCATTTGAGTGTTCATTTGAATAAAATACTCTTTGTTTTCTTTCTTTACATTCAGGACATTTTTCCCAAAGTTCATTTGTAGCTTTAAAATCTACATTATTACTTTTTATATTACCATCCTTATCAAGAGTCAAAGGTTTATATCTTCCTTTTATTGATATAGCTCCTAGTCTTGAAGGGAGTTTAATTTTATGTCCTTCAAATATAAGTTTCATTATATGCTTATTATACTCATTAGCTATCTTAGCATATTCATTAACATCAAGTGTAGTATAACCTTTAGCTTTATGTAACTTGAAACTTGTTCTTATATTTTTCATTATCTTCTTTGTTGAGGATTTTGTCCTCCATCATCTTGACCATTAGCAAATGTATCTTCTTTAGGTTGGAAAACTATCAATAGTTCTGCTGCTACCATTTCAATTAAAGTCTTCACTAAGTCTTCATCAATAGAAAAATCTATTTCAAAAGGAGCAACAGGACAAACATTAACATTTGTAATATCACATTTCCCTGGATAAGACATAGCCTCATAAGGGTCATGAGCCAATAGTGTAACAGTAACTGCCTTCATTTTTCTTACTACAGAAATATAAAGGTACTCATCTTTAATAAAAAAATCAGGTTTTAGGCTTGTATACTTATCATACTTTCTATAATTTTTACTGATATAAGTTACTTCAGCAAAAATAGTCTGTCCATCTACTGATGTTACAGACTTTATCATATACTTGTTAATACTATTGAGGGGTTTTGGAAGTGGAAATTTACTTCTAAGAATCATACAGCCTGGAGCTATAATACAAGGACATTCATTTTGAGTAACTTGTATTAACTCTACACAAGGAAGAGTTACATAATTCCAAAGACTGATGAATTGTTTTTTGTTTATCTTGTTAAAGATAAGAGTACTTCTTATAGAAAGCATTACAGAGTAAATCTGACGAGACATTAATCTACTGCTCCTAGATGGAACTCCTTTGCTATATAAACTCTCTATTCTTTGGATAATTTCTTGAACCCTCATCGCATTTATGTTTTATATTGCCACTTAAATCCACCAGCTGTTTTTCTATGAGAATATCCTGAACAAACTTGTGATATATTTGTTTCAGGTATATTCATTTCTTTTGAAGCTTCTCTTATAGATTTAAAGACTTTAATTATTTTTCCATCTTTTGTTTTTTGTACTACACTTTTAGAAGAAGCAATAGATATTTTTTTCTTTGTTTCTTCTAATATAATTTTTCCTTTGTGTGCTAAACTTATTTTCTTTTTAGTTTCCTCACTTAAAGTATGTCCAATAAGTCTTTCACTCATTTTCTTTTTTATTTCATCACTTCTTTTTAAACCTCTTAGAGTTTTATTTTTTCTATCTTTAGTCTCTTGAGTTATTACTCTGCCAATGTGTGCTAAACTCATTAATATTTTAGCTTTTTCTTTGTGTTTATAACCAACTGACCTTCCAGCAAATTTGCAAATATTATATTGAGGTTTTAATATATCTATATAATATTGTTCTCTAGTTATTAAAATTTCTAAACTTGTTTCTTCTACTACATCAATTAAAATATTTTCTTCTCCGTATATATCAAACATCTTTTGAAGTATAATATTATAATGTTTTTTATGTCTTAGTGCAGACAAATGTGCATTTTTTCTTTGTTTTATATTATTAGAACTTCCAATATATAATTCTCCATTAATAAGATTTTCAATTTTATAAATTCCTACCATGTTGAATATTCTTTTTTCTTAATTAGATATTCTTTTATTTCTTTGGCAACACTGCTCATGTGAAATAGCTCATAATTACCATCTTCTTTTAGCCAAATTATTGTTCTTCTTGAAACTTTATATCCAGTTTCTTCTATCATTGCTTCATAAGCTGATACCTGTATTTTATAATGACTGTAAGGAGTGTCATTCATGTCGCTAAAGATACTCAATAATTTCTGGTCTAAGAACTGTTTGAATAAATCTTTATTAGTCTTATAATCAGCAATTACTAAAGTGTTATCTCTAGTGTCAAGAAGAATAATATCAGCAGTTCCTGCTATACCCCACTCTTCATTGAACATTCTTAACTCTAATAATATAGGTATGTAATATGATGGGAGTTCCTCCCAAAACTTTATTAATGCTTTTTCTTTTGGTGATAACTCTTCACCTGCTTTTAAGTGCTCATTAACATTCTTAAATGTCAATGTAGATGGAACTTTAAATTTATCAATTACATATCTTTCTCCAAAATCATGTGCTCTTGTCCCTAATCTACAAGCTTCATTTTTTATATCATCCCACTCTTCTATAAAACTTTCTGCAGGTCTTCCTGTTTTTCTTTCAAGATTACTTGCGATAGATTGAGCATGAAATGGTCTGCAAAATTCTTTAATTAAAGTAGAGACAGGAATTAATCCCCTGCCTCTTACTGTATAACTATGTGCACCTTCATCAAAAACTATGAGGTTAAAGTGTGCCCTAATCTTATTTGCTATAACTAGATGTTGCATTAATTGTTTTATTATACAAAGTTAATAAAAATATTTAAACATCTATTTTTTATTTTAATCCATATTTAATCCATTTATACCAAACTCTTTCATGTATGTAATATTGTATAGGTTTGTATATAATTTCCATAAAACTGAAAGAAGCTCCTATCTTTAAAGAACCACTTAAAGTATATACAATAATAAATCCTATTAGTGTACTTATTATACGATAAGTGATTGTCTTAGCTATGTGTCTTTTTCTGTTGACCATATAATTTTTTCTAATGATTGTTCTGGAGATATAGCTGTAGTATCTACATTGATATAATTAGTAATAGGTTTTTCATAGTCTAAAGACTTGTAAGCATCTCTTTCTCTAACTTCTTGAGTATGAACATAAAATTCATGAAGGTCATACCCAAGTAAATCTTTAAAGGCTTCTCTTTGTGATATGTATGGAGAGACTAATGAAACTACTACCTCATATCCTTTGTTATGTAGATAGTGTGCTATTTTTTGAGCACTGTTTACATTATCTATCCTACCAGCTTTAGAATAATTTTGATTCTCTGTCAAGCTTCTTAAATCATCCCCATCAATATGAAATACATTTCTACCTTTATTCTCTAAATAACTTACAAGTAATTTAGCTAATGTAGTTTTTCCATGTGAAGGTTGTCCTGTAAACCAATAGATTCCCATTACTTTAAAGCTTTAATTATATCTTCAACATTGAATATCTTGTCTAACTCTGTATAAGGACATTTTGAAATATCTTCATATAAAGGAAATCTTTGATAATACATATGGTCTATACTTAATTTTTTGTCAGGGGCATTAGCCTCTATATTATGACACATATCATAACCAAATACTTTAGGGCTAGTTCCAATCCATAAAACAAGACTTGGTAATCCTAATGCTGCAGCTATATGTTGTCCTGAAGAATCACACATAAGTCTTCTAGTAGATAACATAAGTAATACAGCAATACTTCTCCAACTATCTAATGCACCAATAGTATTTTCATACTTCATTTGGTCTTCTCTTTTAATATGAACAATAGCATACTCATCTTTATAAGTATTAATTATTTTAGCCATAATAGTAGGAGGAATATCTCTTACCCAATTATATTGTAAACCTTGTTCTCTTGGACCACCACAAGGTTGAATTACCATTATAGGTTTATCCAGTTTATAAAAAGGACTAAAATATTCTATCTCTGCTTTAGAGAGGAAGAGTTCAGGCAATTCATTCTTATAAGGAATACCATAAAGGTTGCACCATATTTCAATAAGATTTTTAGACTCAGTTAAATAATCAGAACAAGAATAAGGGTCTGCAATAAATGCTTTATTATCTTTTCCTGCTATGTAATCTTTGTATATTCCAGCAGTAGTTCCATGAATTAGAACTTTATTTACATTTGGGTTATCTATAAAAACATCAGGATGTGATGTTACTATGATAAGATTGGCTGTTTTGTATTTAGCTTTGATTGCTTTTATTACAGCAGTAGCCATAATATTTTTACCTAAGCCACCTGATATATCGAATATAATGTTCATATTTTTAGTTTTAGACATACCCAAACTTGGCATAAAACCAAGGGTATGCTTGTTTAATATTTTGACAATTTTCAAATCCTAATACTTCAGTAAAGTCATTAGGGAGTTTTTCAAACTTAGGTCTTAAAGTGTGGTCTCCATATATACCATGAAAAGAATCATCTTCATGTGTATGCTGTGTTACAGTTTCAAAATTATGTCCTTCATAATAAGGAAGTTCTAAATACTCATATACACGTTTAAGTTCTGTTTCAGGTTGACTCATTAAGTCTTCATATCTAACAAACAATATTTTTTTGTCTAAACCTTGGTCAATAATATCTCTTAATCTATCCATAGTAATTCCTATAGGAACATTATTAGACCATAACTCTATTCTTTTACTTAAAGTAGTCCCTACCATTTGGTCACTATTTTGAATATGATTTTCTTTAGTTGGATTTTTACGGAAGTTCTTTTCCATAGAAGCAAAGATTGCTCTTAGGTCTCTAACCATAAATATCATTTTAGGAGCTTTACCTGTAAAAACTTCTACTAAAGAATAATGAATCCCCCATGCTCTGTTCTTATCAAGAACATATGGTTTATTAGTAAGGATATTAAAATATCCATCCATTGCTCCCTTACAATAACATAAGAAAGCATTATTCATTTCTGTTTCATTCTGTGCTCTGAAAGTTGGGGATTGAGCATATACTTGTTTTGATGCAAGTATCAATTCTATAAGTCCACTAGTAGGTGTACAATAAAACTCTGGGTTATCTGCCATTATGTTTTGCAGAAGTGTAGACCCTGCCCTTGGCAAGGAAGAATTAAAGAAAATTTGTTTTTGCATTTTTGGGTAATTTTTGGTTTAAAAAAGGTCATAAGTTTTTAACCTTATAACCCAATATTATCTATACAACTGGTGGTGCTACTTCAGCATCTTTTACAGCTTGTAGTTCTGCAATCAAAGTATCAATAAGAGGAATAAGCCCTGCATCATCTTTTACATTAAATCCATTTTTTTCTGTCCATCTTACGTCATTATGATTAAAGATGTTAATTGCATGAAAACCATCTACTGTAGCAGTGTTATCTGCTGGTTTTTTAGCAAAAATAGCTTCCACTAAAGGAATTACATTTGTTAGTATACTAGTTGACACTTTAATTGACAAATCTTTTGAATTGATTTGAGTCTCGCCATATCCAAAGATATGAATTGTGAAATTTTCCATTTTATTTTTAATTATTAAATTATTGTTAATACACAAGCATTTTTCCACACAGCACCAGTTGGTAAACCAACACTACTAGAAGGTATATTCATTACAGATAAGTTGTTTACAAAGGTTGTACAAGCTCTATTTGCAGTTATATTTGAACCTACAATCATAGCACAATCAAAAGTAGATGTTGTATTAGACTTACCACCAAGAATAGCTGAAAAAGATGATGAAGTTATATTTCGAGAACCTGAAACTATAGATGACAAATCGCCACTTACAATATTACAATAACCAGCTCCAATAAATGAGTTAAACCCAGATACAGTATTTCCACCATAAGGATAAAATCCTCCTCCTCCGATAAAAGACGCAACTCCACTAGCTGAATTATTTTTACCACCAGCTATTGTAGATGCTTCACTTGAAGCAGTATTATAACCACCACCGCCAACGAAAGAACAATACCCCGAAATATTATTCCTACCACCACCAATTGTTCCAAAATTATTATTAACTACATTACAATCTCCTCCACTAATTGTTGAAGAAATACCATGAGAACAATTTCGTTCACCTCCTCCAATAGTAGCCCTTAGACAAGCAGTATTACTACATCCTCCTCCAATTGTTGAACCATATCCAGCAACATTTAGTTGCCCTCCTCCAACTGTTGAACGACAGCCACTAGCAATATTACCTAGATTAAGAAAATAAGGTATATAACTTGGATAACCAGAATTTCCAGTACAGATACACCCTCCTCCTCCACTAACTGTTGAAAATTCTCCAGAAGTAACATTTAAACAACCACCTCCAATTACTGAACAAGAGCCAGATGCAATATTAGATTGCCCTCCTAATATAGAAGATGCACATCCACTAGCAGTATTCCCAAAAAAATACGGAGTACAACCTCCACCACCTCCAGCAATTACTGAATAACCACCACTAGAATTATTATATCTACCACCACCAATAACTCCGCCAGTTGCAGTAATATTATTATTACCTCCACCTCCAACTGTTGAGTAAAGACCAGAAGCTATATTTTCAAATCCTCCACTAATTGTTGATTTATCGCCACCAGAACAATTAGCCCGACCACCACTAACTGTTGAATAATAATTAGAAGCAGTATTGTATTTACCTCCTCCAATTGTTGAATAATCTCCAGAAGCATCATTAGTTCCTAAAACTGGCTGAATACCACTAGCATTTGCATTATATTCAAAAGGAGAGAGTGGTCCTATTGGAACATTTTGTAATTCCCTGACAGCTACCCAAATAGAAGGAATTGTATTTACATCTCTTTGTGTACTTAATTGATTTTTTTTCATGGCTTTAATTTTTTATTATGTTATCATTAAAAGGATTTGGGCTTTTGCTAATACTGACATTTGTACTGAATCTTCTATAAAAGATTTTAATAGATTAAAATCACTAGGGTCAAGGTCTAACTCTTCCCCATTATATAATTTTGTGGCAAGTGAAAATTTCTTTAATGCATCTCCTTTAGTATCTTGTGCTAACAAATTAGCTATAAGTTTTCCAGCATTTGAATTAGGAATTTCCTTTAAATCTAAATCTACTAAATTCTTGTTTAAATTAACTTTTGACATTTTGTTTTTATTTAAGATTGATATATACAAAAGTAAATAAAAATATTTACTTGTGTAACTTTATTTTCCAAAAAGATTGTAAACCAATTTGGTAATTTCCTCTTGAGTCTATGCCCCCATATACAGAATATATTTGGTCAGATTTAGTTTTTAATAGTATGCCAATATTAATTTCTTCTCCAATTAAAGGTTTGTATTCTAGCCCTCCACCATAGTATAATTGATTTTTTCTAATAGGGGGTAATGTAATTGTATTAGTTATAATAGGATATTTTAATTTATATGAAGTCTTCCTTCCAATAATAAGATTCTTGCTCACAGTGTCTTCTTTATAGATTTATAGCGATAACTTACTAAACTTATTATACAAATATAAAGAAACTAATAGTATAAGAATAATAAGTATAATCCCAAAAAATAGAGTATAGTTTGTTTTCTTATCAATTTCTTTTTTAGCAGTTTTTACTTTAATGTCTTTTTTTACTTTGACCTCTATATGAGCCTTTTTAGCTACTTTTATTTTAGTTGTATCTACTAATACTATTTGTGACTTTTTGTATCTTAAAGTTGCGTTTTTATATGATTTTCCATCTATGACGATAGCTTTTGTGGTGTCAATCGGAACTATCTCTAACTCATCTGTATTTGTTACAATGCTTATATGATTATCTTGAGTTGTTATTGTCTCTTGTTTGGTTATAGAAACGCTATCTACTTTTACAGTAGAATCGACTTTATCTATATTTACCTTTCTTGCAGCACAAGACGATAAAAATAAACTAAGTAATATAAACACCAACCATTTTGATTTTATAAAATTCATTGCTTTATTTTTTTATACCACTCATTAGTTAACTTTATTCTCTCATCTAATCCAATAGTTCCGCCATTAACTCTTTTTGATACTTTTTTAATAGAGTCTTCAGTTACAGTAACAGCAATTGGAAGCAGTCCATTCTTCTTAAAAAAAAATAAAGCACTTTCAAAATAGTATTTAGTTCCAACTAAGTCAGGGTTAGCTATGCAGTCTTCTTTAATAAAATCAGAGAACTCTTTAAAATTTGATTTACCTGTCAATTGCAAACTTCCTGCACCTCTGTATTTCCAACCATCTTTTGAGGCTTCATCTCCATTACCCATTCTATTGGCATAAGTTCTTGATGCAATAAGCTCAGGCTTCCTTGCATAAGAAGCAGCTTGCTCAACTGTAAAGTACTTAGGAAATATTTTTCTTAATCCCTCTGCTGAGTAATTTACATTCTCACGCTCTGATTTAAAATGCCCACTTTCGTGTTCGGCTTGTCCAAGTATGTGAGCTAATTGCTCATCACTTACTTCCCACTCTTCTTTTATTTTAGCAAATGATTGCTTACCTAAAATACCATCAGGAGTTAGTCCAAGTTTCTTTTGTAAATCAGCTAATTTACTCATCTTCTTTTTTATTTTTACTAAATACCGTTCCTGCCATAGATATTCCAAAACTAACAGATGTTAGTATTAAGAATCCATTAAATATAAATTCTTCTATAACTAACTTCTGTCCAAGTATTCCTGTAATAACATCTGCTATTAATGTAAACACCATTGCAAAAAATGAGACTACGCCTACGAATGATTTCTCATTTATATCATTATCATCACTAATTAAGTTTTTCCAAAATCCCATAATTATTTAATTGTATCTGTTGTTGAATCTTTTTTTACTCCAAGGACCTTATCAAAAAAAGACCTTTTTTTAGGTATCTTATTTATTTTTTTATTAGCCACAACTAAACAATCTTTTGTAATGGCTATCTCTTCTTTTAGACTATAATTTTCTTTTTTGAAAATATCTTTCTGATGAACAACTTTTTTAATGTTATCCTCTAACCCTTCAGTTTTTACTAACAGACTATCCATCCTCTCTATGTTATTAGAAAAAGTAGAATCAATTGTTACGTTATTTTCTTCTTTGCTTGCATTATGCTTTTCGCACGAAGCTAACAGTATAAAAAGTATAAATATCTTTCTCATTATTTCAATCCCTTTATTTGGTCTAACATCTCTAATTTTACCGAAGCTCTTGCTAAGATACTGTCTGATTTTTTAAGCCTTTCGTCTAATAAATCAACTTTTTTAGTTAACTGTTCGACATTAACTCCGCATTTATCTATCTGAGAAGTGTAGTTCATTTTGTTGTCAACGTATAAGTATCCAACTGCAATAGTCACTAAGAATAGCAAACCCTTAATAGGGTCTTTTGAAAATTCTTTAAAATTAATCGGTAGTTCCATATACTATATTATTTATATCTTTTCTTATTTCTTTTGCTCTCAAGAAAAACTTTTTAAGTAATTTCCAAATGTCCACTTTAAAAGTCTCTTCAATATTTTCTTTGATTGAAACTAATTCAATAAAGATTAAAAGGATAGCGCATATTTTCGTAAACATAAAAATAAATCCAAACCAATGTTCTACAAATTCATTTAAGAGAAATTTATCTATCAAGAAAAGAAACAAAATACATATTTCGTACAATGTCATTTTTGAAATTATATTAGATAGCGTTCTACTCCTTATACTTTTCCAACCGATTAATTTTACGCTTTTAAATATACCTGTAAAAGTATCAAGAGCTATAGCTGAGACTACTGCAATTAAAAGCCCCTGTATTGGAACAAATAATAATATTAGCGATGAGAATATGTAATTTATATATTTCATTATTTTCCAGGTAAGTATGCTTTAACCATTCTAACTAGTCTACCATAACTATCTATCATAGCTCTTAAGTCTAAACTTCCTTTTCTTTTATCTTCTCCGTACATAATATGTAATTATTAAATTTATTAATATTCTTTAAAAGTCATTGTTGCATTAAGAGTTATGCTTGCTGTAATTGGTGTAAAACATAATACAAGTACATCCATTGTATTATTTATAGAGCATCCAAGATAACTTAAAAAATCTTTTTCAAATACTCCTGATTGAATACTTGTATTAGCTGAAACAATTCCACTAGCTAAAATTTTACCTTGTGTTGTGACAGTTATTGTTATTGGTGCTGTGGTAGAACCAAGTGCCCTTTCTATGCCATTTACTGGGGTTAAGTCTCCAAAAGTAAGAGGTGCAGATAATGTTGGATTCAATTGTATTGACCATCTTCCTGCATCAGAGTTGGCAATTAGATTAAGCCCAGTTCCAATAAATCTACAAGTCATATCTCTAAATGCTACTTTTTTACGAACTGCTAAAATAGGATAAGTTGTTCCAATTGTTGCAACTGTGTTACTAGGGATAGCATTTGTAGACAAAGATTGTACACTAACATTATACCCTTCATCATCATGTGCACCTTCAGCTGAAACAGCTGAACATATATATCTAAATGACCCTACTCCAGTTGTACTTCTAATTTCATATCTAACTGGTTGATTAGGTGAATAGATAAAAGTATCAGGAGAGCTTCCTGCATATTTAAAAGTATGTGCTAAAATAAATCCTGCATCTGTTTTTATAAATAATCTTAGTTGAGACCCACCTAACCATAAAAAATCAAAAATAGCAATTGTAAAGTTAGCCCAATTATATCCAGAGATTAAAGAGTAATTGTCCCAAGATGTCCAAGGAATATCTGCTGTAGACACTCCTAACCTTGCTGCTCTTAGTCTAATAGTTGTACCATCATTTTCTAACCAAACACCATCATAATTTGAAGCATAAGGTGATACTGCATTAGAACTAAAATATCCTACTCTTTTAACAGTATTAGCTTGTATTTGAAAATTATCAAATGTACATTCAACTAATTGACTTTTACCTGAAGAATAAGGATTAAATCTTTTTGTCTGTCTAACAACAAATTGACCTGATGTTACAGCAAGATTAACTTTGTTTGCTGCCCATACAGATGTCCCTGTTCCTTGGTTATCCCAAATATATAAATTATCTTCATTTAAAACTTTACCATCATGTAACTTTGTTAGTTCAGATACTCTAAGTCTGCCGCCAGCATCTGTTTGAATCTCAGGGGCAATGACAACATTTCTAAATCCACTCATAATTTCTAGGTGTTAAATTATTCTCCAATTACTTCCATTACTCATAACATCTAACCACTCTTCAGGTAGAAGGGTAATTGATGTATTAGTTTCTGCATTTTTATTCCCAATAGTTTGTGAAGATGTAGTATTAACTATTACATTTCCAACACTAGCATTTATAATTCTATACTCTCTCCCAGGTATACTTACAGCAGTAGGTAATGTTTGAGTACTTGCTGTTGTTACTTCTATTGTTCTATTATCTACTGTTAATGTAAAATTAGCAGTTTTATTAATAATAGCAAAAGAAACAGAACGTGAAACTGTTAAAGCTGATACTTGCATTGCATTAGTGAAAATAAATTCAGCTAATGATGTACTAATTACAACATTTCCTGAACTGCCCATATCAAATTTCATATAAGTAGCACCAAATCCTAAAAGACTCACTGCATTAAAAACATTTGTAATTCCCATTCCATTAGGGAATATTAATGAAGCTGCAGACACAGATGATTCTATTTCCACTGCACCATTTTTTCTTACTAATAAAGCAGTATTTCTTGTTAGTACAGTATAAGTAGGGTCAGCATTGGCAATAGTTCCATTACCTACTGCAAAAACTATATCAGTTCCTATATTAAAATCTGCTACTGAATTTGTAATAATATCTGCAGCTTGTCCTACTACAGTAGCATTCATACCAGTAACTCTATGCCCTATTCCTGTTAAAAAATTTGTATATCCTGTTGATTGATTATTAAATCCAGTAGTAAAATCCCCTACTCCTGCAGAAATATTTCTAAATCCAAAACTAGTAGAAGCATAACCACTTGCAATAACATCAATACCTGTGGCAAATGAACTAGACCCTGTTGCTCCATAATTAGCTATAGGAGAATCTACATCAGCATAAGAAAAATCTACAGCATCAACACCAATATTACCAAAGTATAAAGGATTACTTGCTTGTAGTCTATATCCATTTCCATTTCCTTCATCATAAACTCTTAAAGTTAAATCTTCCAATAGAGCCATTGTACCTGAAGCATTAGGCAGTTGATAAACACTATTAGTATTTATATTATCAGCTCTAAATGTACTAGTATTTTCACTAGCAGTTAATCCTAATCTAACATAAGGTAATCCATCTCCATCTGTTGATATTGTAACGTTACCAGTTTCATTATCTATACTATTTATACTAATTCCTTTGTCTGTGCCTATAAATACTATATTACCCGTAACAGGGTTTCCAACTGTAGTTCCTGTAAGAGGAATATAGTTTGTTAAATCAGATATTAATGCAATTGTACCAGAGTTATCAGGTAATTGATATTCTCGATTTGTAGTAACTAATAAATTTAATTTTAAATCTGCAGTATGATTTCCATTTGAAAAAGTAAATTGATTTAATCTTGCCGTAAATGTTGGAGTATCATCTGCATCAAATAATGTCCAAATACTGTTTCTTAATTTAATTCTACCATTAGTTAATAAATAACTATCAGTAAAACCTAAATCTCCAGTGGCAATAACTTTTTGTCCATAAAAAGTTTGAGCATTTGGACTTAATAGTCCTGCATTAACACTAGACCCTAGTGGAATAGTTGCATCAGTTCCTGTAGAACTAGTTACAATACCATTAGTTGGAGAAGGAGTATATCCTAGATTAGTAGGAGTAGGTAGTCCTCCACCTAAAGAAGTAGACCCATCTGCCATAAGATATTCAGTTACTAAACCTCCTATTTTAATAAAGGAATTAGCTGTAGTATCTCCTAGTTCAGTAACTAAAAAAAGAGTAGCCCCATCATCCCCATCAGAAACAATAAATGCTTTTCCTGTTTTATCAGAAATAGGGTCTATATATACACTAAAACCAGTCCCACTATTTCCTTCTAAACTTGCTCTAAATCCAATATTATCTGTATTTCTTAAATAAGTAATAAAAGACCCTAAATAACCAACATCACCTAAATTCTCTCTTCCATTGTTAATAACAACAATTCCATCAGGATTATTAATAGTTCCCACTCCTCCTACAGTAATAAGGATTCCTTTAGCTGCAGAAATGTCTTCAACTTGAGGAATAATAAAAGATTTTGCTGTTATTTGTCCAACAAGAAGTTGTTGAGTATTTAAATCAACAGTTCTATCTGCATTTGTATAAGGAACAAAATCAAACACTTGATTACAACATTGGTCTATTTGGACAGTTAAACATTTTACCTGCCCATATAGATACTTTATTTGATTTGGAATACTAGCCATTATTTTTTATTTATTTATTTTGTTATGTACAATTTAAAACTTCTGCACCTCCTGGGTCTGTTATAGATGTCGCAGTAAAATTAACTTGAGTATATCCACTAGTTGATGGTCCATCATAAAAAGCAGTAGCTGGATTTCCTTCATAGTCTATATAATATACCATTGCTACATTAGTTCCTCCTGCTATACTGTCATAATTTAAAGGTTTTCATTTAACATGGTGTTCCATATTCTGTCACTAATCCTGTTGCTTCTATTACTATAGATACTATTCCTCCATAAGAGGTTATGTGATATAATCCTAAACCAGTGTATGCGACTGTTAATGTATTATCAATATATAATATTGTACTACCAGGAATAATTACACTATCAGGACTAAATAATTCTAAATCTATTGTTAAATAATTAGCACATGCTGAACTATTATCAACCCAACTATCTGTTGTCATATTTACAGCATATGAGGTTGGGGGGGTTGCACAAGTAGTTGTACTTAAGAAACTTCTTGTTACACTATCCCATTGTCTAACTATTCCTGTAGAATCAGTATAAAAACCTGATACAGGAGGGACTTCAGGAGAAGCTAAATAGAAAGAAACAGTCCCTATTGAAGAAGCATTAGACCAAGTTAAATCAACTGTTGGAAACCAAAATTCTAAAAGAAGAGGTTCAGCACAAGATAACTCAGCTGTAGTTCCAAAACTTAATCCAATAGAAGTTGTAGCTGTAGGACAAGCTTGAACAGGACCTAAAACAAGTCCATTCCAATATCTTACTTCCAGACTAAAGGAATAATAACCAATAGGAGGAATACCTGTTCCATCATTGTTATTCCATATTTGAGTTGCAGTAGCAAAAGTATCAGTTGCTAAAATCCATATAGGTCTAATTATTCCTGAAGTACAAGTTCCAGATAAAACTGAAGTTGTTCTTGAATTATAAAGAGTATATGTACCAATATTACAAGCTATGGCTGTACCTAAACTACTACCATTCCAATATCTTGCATTTGTACCATCTGAATACCACCCAATAACTACAGGAATTAACAAGTTTGCATCTTGATAAATAACAGGAGTTGTTAAGAAAGTATAAGCATTATTTATAAAATAAGTAGTTCTTACTAAATCAGTACAAGCTGAACCTGAACTTATCCCATCTCCTAAACTTATTGGAATAGAAGTAGTACAAAGAACTGAAGCTCCCATTGTTGGTGCAGTCCATTGTCTTACATTAATCCCATTAGAATAATATCCATTTGGTGCTAAGATTGTTAAAGCTGCATCAGTATAAATAGCAGTCATAGTTGCAAAAGTTTGTCCTCCTGCAATATAATAAGTAGTTCCCACTGCTGTACAAGACCCTACTGCTGCAACATTAAACCCTAAAGAAATAGGAGTAGCATTAACACAAACTACAGAAGTAACAAATCCTACTCCATCCCAGTATCTAGCTATTGCATCAAGAGAATACCAACCTATAGCTGGAACTCCTGTTTCATTTGCATTTAACCATATAACAGGAACAGTAGCAAAACTATAATTGCTATCATAATATATAACCATTCTGCTTACATAGCCACAAGCACTCCCAGAAGAACTGCCAATTCCAGTGTCTCTACCTATAATAATAGGTATATAACTTCCAGCATTTATTGTTACACTTCCCATAATTAATCAGTTGACCAAATACCATTACCATCCTGTGCAGCATATGTGAAGATATCTGTATCAGCAAGGTTTATATTAGGTGGTGTGAATACTAAATTGTGTGCTGCAAATTGTACAGCTGTAATAACTTGTCCTACTACTACATCTACTCCATTCCATTTTAAAGTGCCTATAGGTAATCCTGCTAAAAGACTGGTAATTCTAATAGCTTGTATTTGTGTACCTTCTGTATCATTATAAGGGAAGACACTAATAGGTAAAACTAAAGGAGTTCTGTTTGGAGTTGTTAAAGTTACATTTCCTGTTGTTGGTGGCACATTTACATAAGCTCCAACATTTATAGTTACAGTACCTAAAGTAGAATCTATTAATTCTTTTACTGCATTAATATCAATATCTAATTTAGTGATACAGCAAAAAAGAGAAGCCACTTTAAACTTTTCATTTAAATAGGCAACATCTGCTGTTACAGTAATAGCTGATAACTCCTGGAAGTACATAGCTAAATAATTTAAAGCTAATAATTGTTTTATTAGTTTTTCATTGTAATCTGCATTACCTGATACCCATTCTTCTGTAAGAGAACAATAAAGTGAAGGTCTTGTGTAACATAAAGCAGTTTGCATTGCAATATCTACATAAGCAGTATATCTAGGATTGCTAAGTAAAAGATACATTTCAGTTCTTACTTTAGCAGTTAATAAGTCTTGGCAAGGTTTGGCACTAACATCAACACAATCAGCACATCCACAATTACAGTTACAAAGTACTGTGTAAATGTCTTCTATTAATGAAAGTTCAAGATTTTCAAAATAATTGATTTGAAAAGTTGCTACTTCTAAAGTAACAGTATCTGTTACAGTCATCTCATATACTGAATCATATATAAGAGGAAGTATGTAGGTTGCATTTGCTAGAAGAGTTCCAGTAGAAATTTCTGCATTTACTGAGGTACAATCATTAATTGCTTCTAAAACAAAGCTTAAAAGATTAGTTCCTGTATTTTTTATTGAATAAACATCCTGTTTGAATGTTACACTATAGTTTATCATTTCAAAAGAGTTTATTAAGTTATTACAAATTTAGTGAAATAAGTAAAGTAAACATATAAAAATGGGGAGAATTAAATACTCCCCATTTTTGGTTTTAATAACTTATAAAAAGTTTATGCTAATCCACCAATTCTTTTTACAGCTACAAGAACTGCACTTGCAATGGTATCATCACTAGCAACAATAGTTCTTTCAAAAGCTATGTCTCCTCTCCACCCTGAAACAGAATGTTGGTCATAACTAATGTTTACAACACTGTACTGAGTTGCAGCTACTGCAAAGTATTGGAAACCACTTCTGGTCAGCCCACTTGCATAAGTTCTGTATGGACCTGGTTTTCCATTCCATCCACCTGCTTCATACTCTAATTGTTGAACATCATATCCTGAACCTTCTTCATAAACCATCTCAGTAGCAATTACTGTTGGTCCAAAACCATCAATAGGAGTTACAATGATTAGAGTTTCTCTTGGAGTGAAATAGTTCAAGTTGATAGAACAAAAAGTTTCTAATGCTTGAGCATTTACAGTCAAGATAAGTTTACCATCTAAAGTTGTTCCATCACAATCTGTTGGTACAGCTTGTGTAGCAGTTACAACACCATCAGGGTCACTATTAATTAATGCTACCAATGCAGTAAGCACTGCAGCACAATTAGTGTCCTCACAAGTTGTGTTACAATCAACACACTCAGAAGTTGGTACAAGGTAGTTTTTAACTACTTGATTGTAACCATTAACTCTGTATGCTTGTTGGTTTCTGATTTCGATTTTTACACCAATTTCATTACCACATTGAATAACTTTTAAAGAGTTATTTGTAACCATTTGCACAGGTGCAACATAAGCTTTTTTGTTAGCATCAATAATATGCTTTGCTTGAATGTGAGTTCCTGCTGACTTGTTTACATCTCTTTGTCCTTTAAGATTAGTAATACCAACAGCCATATAAAAATCTGTCCCAACTGCAGCTGTTGCAGGATTTAATGGGGTGTTATCAGGATAAGAATAAAATCCTAATGTACCTACTGCTAATGAAGCTAAAGCAGCTGGTGCTGCATTTGCTACAAATGTTGTAGGAACTAATACTTGAAATACATCGCTTTGTCTGCTCATAATTTCTAATTTTTAATAATTTAAGATTAGTAATTTACAACTGATTAAGTTGCATTTTACCCGTTTTTACTTGTAAATCTGGAATTTGTAAATCTCCTGTTGTAATTGCAACTGCAATATCTACTATCTCTCTATGAGTTTCAATAGGCAAATCACAATTTACATTGACAGTTAATGTAACACCTGCTAAAGTTTTATAAGACCCTGATGGAGGGTAATCCTCACAGTTATTAACAACTGCAGGAATCTTTATATAACTAAGTAAAGCTTGTGTAACCTCGAACTCTCCTTCAGTATAAATTTTAATTCCAGCTTGGTAGAATCTGATATTGACTTCTCTCCAATCAAATGAAGATTTATCAAATACACTTGCTGTGAAGTTATCATCATGTTGTCTCACAAAAATCTTTAATGCATCAACTGTACAATTACCTTTTTTCATTTTCATGCTATCCATACTTATATAGTATAAATAGTTAGAAGGTAAAGTTGCAAGATAGTGTGTACTATCTAACGCAGATAATGGTAAAGAAAGAGTATCAATAACAAGACTTCTAATATCATCTGTAATTCTACTACTTATTTCAAAGCCTAAATTAACTTTAATTTTTGGCTGTGCCACAATTTTAACAAACAAATCTATTGCCTCATTTAGCTTCCAATCAATCTCAGGGACTTTTAAATTCCTGTATTGTTCAGAGTCTATCTTATTAAGCTTTTGCTTAAAATCATAATGCATTTCTCTAATGTTCATCTCTCTTGTGTTTTAGAATTATGAAAACTACTTATTCAGTTTATCCAAAATGGACACTTTCATATTCTGATTCTGTGGGTCTTTGAACCACTCAATGGTACTTTCAAAGTCAAACCCTATTTTATCACTTAAATAAAATATTGATGTTCCTTCTTTTGTCAGAATGTTTCTGAAGATTGCTTCTAAAACAGCACCTCTGATAGACAATTCTTTTTTGTCCATTTGAGCTTGCATTATAAAATCATCAGTTCTGTTGTTGACAAGTTCATCAATTTCTATGTCAATGAAGTCTTGGCTCATGTTTCTTACACTTTTTCCAGTCAAGATTTGTACAATGTTGGCTTGAGAAGCTTTATCCAACTCATAAGAAAGTTTTACAGCTTTCTTTTTCTTTTGGATTTTTGTAGCCTTGATTCCAATCTCTTCAGATTCATCATAGATTACATGTGTTGCTTCAGGAAACAATCCTTCATCATACTCTTTCTGACTATTAGCCACATACTTTGAAGCTTTCATCACTCTTACTTTAACAAATTCTAATGCTTTTGAATCATCAAGAATCATAGTTGCATTTTCCAACTTTATTCTTCCCATTTTAGAACCCCAAAAAGGGTGGGAAGAGTCTTGATTGAAAGTATTAGAAAGGTCTACACCTAACTTTTTGCCGTACTTCTCAGCTTCTTCTTCAGTTAAGCCAGTAGCATAACCACCTAAATTGTGGTCATACAATGCTTCAATTGTGTGTGGTTGAGTGAAAGCTTCTTTACCTTCTTTCCCATGCCATCTTGGTATATCCAATGGTCTAATTTCAACTAATGCCATAATACTTGTTTTTAAATTAATACATTTATTTAATTGGGTCATGCTTTATTCATAATGTATGTTAAGGTGTATGTGGGGAGAACTCAATCCCCCCTGCATACTTGTAATCAAACCAGCAACATACCCTTATCTTGCTAGAGGTCTTGGTCTAGGTTTTTGACCTGGAACAAAAGGCTTTGGTTTCCCACATCCACATCTCATAGCTTTTTATTTTTAAGACTAATAAAAACTCTACTCTAGTTAAAGAGTAGAGTTTTTTAATAGCCTCCTAGTTTCTTGAAAGGATTAACTCCCCACATCTACCAACATCTTCTACGTGCATACCTGACATTTTCTCAACATGCATTTCATAGTAGTTACCAGAGTGGCTCATCAATTTACCATCATTTGGTCCATAAGGATTAGTCAAACCTGCAACATATCCTAGTTTATAAGATTTGTTTTTGTTGACAATTCTACAGTTAGATGATTTTCCACTTCCTGAGAAGTCTAAGAATGTGATTCTTTGAGACTCTAAAGGATATCCTGTAACAGGGTCAAGTTCAAAGTTAATCTCTCTATCATCATACAAAGGATTGTGAACTAAAGTAAGTTCAGCACCATTTGCCATTCTATATTTCACGAATTGATACCCTGCAGAAAGTGCATTGGTATTGTATTCAGATGAAGTTTTTTGCATAAACAAATTGTCTACAACTTGGATAAATCCAGTTTTGGAAGCCCAATCTTGTATAGCATTGTGGAAGCCCACCATTCCATACTCTCCTGAGTAACCACTAATTTGTCTTTGAGCACCTGGTTTAACTCTTGAATAGAAAATACCCATTAGGTATTCTTCAATAAGTTTAGCAGACAAGAAAGAGTATCTTTGGATATGAGAATCCTCCAATTGTTCTTGTAATCCAGGACCTGTTCTTAATGGTCTACCATTAGCTGAAAGAACAGTTTCAGTACTTCTTGAGTACCAATATCCTCTTTCAATTTCTCTGTACCATTGTTGCCAGTATTCTACCTCAGCATATTTAACCCAACTATCATGGTATACACCATTGCTATCAGGAATTTTCACTGCCAATACTTCATCATGAGCATCTCCAGTTACTTTATATTTTTTTCTGAATCTTGACATTCTGTTTTCCATTGTTACAGGCAAGCTGTATTGGGTACTACCAGATTGTGTTTCAGCTTCAGAATATTGAGCATACAATTTACCCCATTGTGTACCAGCTTTAAAGTACACTGCAGGTACAGAAGCTTGTGGGTTATCACTCATCAAACGAAGTACATAAACTGTACCTTTTCCTGATGGGATTCCTTCTTCTTGCACACGACATTGGTATTTTTTGTTGGTTGTACCAGGACTAATGATATCCCCAGGCTCATACCAATTCTCATCCAATTTCAACTTAAAAGTTGAACGGAAGCCACCTTGAGCAGTTGATACACCCATAGCATCTAAAACCACAAGTGGTCTAGTATTAGCTCCTCGCATATCCCATTCCCAAGTGCTTGAGTTGGTATTTTCTTGTCTTCCCTCTTTAATAGCCATCGCTGTAAAAGGGTTATCTGAATACATTTGAGCAGTAAACAACTGACCAATTTTAGATTCAAATTTGTCTGGCTTTGCAATTAATGCTTTACCCAAGTGATTGAGTTCAGTCATGTTTGCATGCCAAGGCATCTGTTTGGTAATTAAAGCACTACCTACAACTCCATTAGCCATAATTTCTGTTTTTAAAATTTAAATTTTTAAAAGAAGTCTGCTAAACCTCTCTCTCTAGTCTCTGCTTTTCCTGAACTAATAGGAGCAACAGTTTTTTGTCTTTGTAAATCATTTTTAGCTTTTTTTGTTTGTTCAGTAGTCTTAGCAGCAACTACATCACTCACATCAAAATCATTACTCAATAATTTAGCCAGAATTAACATTTTTCCTTTGTCTGCTAAAGCTGTCCTAAGCTTTTGTTGAAAAGGAGTAACATAAAGATTCTTGCCTACCTTTATTGATGGTTTAGTAATAAAAGAGTGTAAACTTTTTTTCTCACTTGGAGTAAACTTAAAGTTGTCTATCTCATCAGTATTATCTAATGTTTCTTGGACACTATCTATAAATTCTTTTCTTTTGGCTTCAGCTGCTTTAGCCTCTGCTTTAGACTGAACCTGTAGATTCTCTTTAGCTTGTTCTTCTCTCTCTTTAAGGTCTGTATCTATTTTAATAGCATACTTCTCTAATTTTCCACTAGTTTTAAGCCACTCAATCCTATCATCTACATCTTCGGAATCTAATCCCTCAATATTTTTGTAGTAATATCTGCTAACTCTCTCTTGATGAGCTTCATCATCTAAGTCTCCTGTTGGAATTTCTGTAGTTGTTCCATAAGTTTTAAGAAAATCAGCAGTTGACCCACCATTCTTTTTAAACTTAAGGAAAGCTGCACCATCCTCATCGAGTTCCTTCATAAAACCTTCAAGAGCTTCATCTACCCTAGCTTCTATTTCTAAATCCTGTAATTCAATGAACTTTTCTCTATCAAGAACTGCACCTTCTTCAAGGTCAGCTTGAAATATTCCTCCCTCTTTCATTTCTGCATAGAGGTCCTCATATATATTTTCTTTAGCAGGTTTTCTAGTAGATTCCAGATTTAAACTAGTTTCTTCACCTTTATCTTCTACCTCTTCTTCATCTCCAAAGAATGATACTTCATTCTTTCCTGAAGGTTTACCTTCTTCATTATCTCCTTCATCATCCTTTTCAATCTTGACTACTTCAAGGATTTCTCCTACTTCATCTTTTTCAATTGCTGAGTTCTCAATACCAAAGAAATCCCCTGGGTCATCCCATGAAAAATCTTGTAATGTCGCAGCTTTTTCCTCTTGTCCTGGGGTTGCTTTTTCTGTTGCCATAACTTTGTTCAAATTTAAGGTTAAATATTAATATAATTTAAGTTTAAAACTTAATAATTTCAAAATAGTTCCTTATAGCTATTTCTAATTATTAGAGCTTTTTGGTTGAGAAGCTTTCTTTTTTTCTATAGCTAACTTCTCTTTATCATATTCTTTCTGGTGTTCAAATTTATTTTCATCAAGATTTTGTTTTCTCATTTTCAAATCAGCATCTACTCCTTTTTGGTACACTTCCATAATATCAGGTGTGCCATCTTTATCAAGGTCTTTATCTTCATTAAATCCTAGAGATAATAAAGCTTGTTTTTGTAAATCAAGTTGTCCTTTAGCATCAATTTCCATAAGAGAAGTTTCTCTATCATAAGCTTTAAGTTCCATTTCATGAGCTCTAGTGGCTTCTTCATTCTTACCTTGCTCTTGTATAGCAGCAACTTGAGATTGTTGAACTTCTTCTCTTTTTCTTGACTCAGCATCCATAAGTTGTTCTTCAGCTTCTTGAGTTCCACCAGCTCTTACTACTTTGATAACATCAGATAAATTAATAGTCTGAGCCTGCATTGCAGCATGTGCCATATTTTTAACTAATTCAAAAGCTTCATGTGCTTTGGCTGTATTTGAAATATACAATCCATAACTAGACCCATCTAATAACCCAGCATCAATAGTCAACATATGTTTAGACATATCATCTAAACCATAGGATACTACTTCAGTGTCTTTTTCTGAATAAGAAATTTTACATTGTTCTACTAGTGCAGTTAGAACATTTCTTTTTACATAATTATGTAAATCAAAATAAGGTTCTAATATATCTGTAGAGGAAGAAACATTTTGTTGAGTGTTTGCTACAGAAGCTGAGGTTGCAATTCCTCCTAACATTGAATCTTCAAGACCAACTGATTTACCACATTGTTTGTCAATGTAATCTGCAAGTTCAATATATTTTTGAATATCTGAGATTAAAGACATATTAATCTCTTTAGCCATATTGGTTACATCAAGACCTTTATTTCCTTCTTCATTAGGATTAACCCATCCAATTTTAAGAGCCTCTGCATAATATAACCATTTCTCAATGTCTATACCTGCTGACCTTGGAATAGCATTAATATTCATCAGCATCAATTTACCCTTATCAGAAGCTAGGAGGAGTTCCAATCTATACATTATAATGTTGTAATAGTATTGCCAAACCTTCATTCTATCCATAAGAGAAGTAACCTCTGAGTTAAGATTATCAAAAGATGCACCAAGATATGGTAACTTACATTGAAACATATTATCTAAATCTTTAAATTGACCTTGTACTGGTCTCATAAAAACATAGACATCATTCATTAAATTATAAGTTTCATATACTTCAGGAATCCATTCCCATTCAACCTTAACATCTCCTAGACTTTTATTGAGTTTATAGTCTTCAGAAACTTGAGTCATTTTTTCTTCTCCTGTCTTTAAATCAATAGCAGTAAGAAATCCAACTCTTCTTAAGTCTTTCCATACACTATGAAATACACTAAGAACATTAGAAGCTTTATTTGTAGTTTCATTAAAAGTCCACTCTCCTTCATAAATTTGAGCACCTCTCAATGAATAATTATAAACAGAATCAATCTCTGAATCAGTGAACTCTTCTCCAAACATAGCAACTACCTGTGAAGGAGTCATTCTATATTCACAAATTGCCCACTCCCCATCTTCAATAAAATCTACATCAGGAGATTTATCATAATCAAATCTAATAGGATTGGTAACTAACATACCAGGTTTACCTCTTACTTGCCCAACCCAATAAACCATATTACCTGATAGAAGTCCATGCTTAAGTCCTTTTTCAAATTTCCTTTTTACATCTTGGTCTTGTTCAGTAATATTTAATAGTTGTTGCATTAAGGCTTCTGCAGGGTCTTGGTGTTCCCTAGCCATATACTTCTTAACTTCAGGAGGAGTCATTGACTGCAACTCTTGTGCCATTTGTTGTTGTATCTGGGCTTGCTCTTCTTTAGTTAATTGTCTTCCTTTAGCTTGTTCTTGATATTTTATTTCAAGTTGTTGTTGTATGGGAGTCATTATTTGAGCTGAAACATATTGTTTAATCAAGTCAAATTCTGCAGTTTCTTTTCTAGTTGTTGCTTCTTCATTAACAGCCATTACAGTATAAGAGAAAGGTCTCTTCATTTCCATACCTAATAACTTCTTTATTCTAGTAGAAACAATATCTTTATTTGTAAAAGAAGCTGGTAATTCTCCTGCTTGTGCTCCAAAAGGTTTTACAACATACTCGAAATCTCTGGCATCAATAATGCCATTAAATAAATCGTAATTTACTTTTTTTCTTTTATACTCTGAAATCTGATTATTATAGGTGGCATTTGTAAAAGCCAATCCTCTAATGTTATTGGCTCTATCCTTGAACCATTGTCCATCATGGGCATTTTTCTGTGCTAATGTTAGCCTAACTCTTCTACTACTATGGTCCATCTTTAAAAGTATTAATATACAAATTTAACTTAATTTCTTTTATGTAACACTAAATTAGCAAATTCTTTTGCAAGTTCAGTTTGTACATCATTTTCTCCATACTCTTTTCCTAGTTCATCTTCCTCTACTTGGAACATAACTTGCATAAAAGCCATAACCCTGTCAAAGTTTCCTTTTTTGTTATAAAGAATTAACTCTTCTAATAATCCTATATCATAAATATAATCCATATTAGTATGTACATCTCCATTTTCATCAAAATCTCTTTCTTCAAGTAACCATTGTTTAATGTATTTTGCTCCTGCATCTTTTAACTTTTCATTCATATGACAACCATATATCCTAGCTACCCTAGAGTTCTTGATGTTTTTACTAATTACACCATCAGGTTGAGCTGCAAGTAAATGTAATTTTTTTCTTCTTTCAAAATACTTCTTAACATCAGGAACTTCATTCTCATACATTATTTCAGCATTATAAAGTTCAGCTAATAGTTCAGCTATTCTATTTACAGAGTCTGCTGTAGAAGGTCTACCTACATAAGTTGCCACAATAATATTCCTAGTATGATTTCCTTTTTGTATTGTTTTGTAAACATAAAGAGCAGCAAGAGACACACCTGTAGTTTGGTCTTGTCTGTAAGGGTCATATCCTATTTTATATAATCCTTTAGGAGGATTAGAAGGAAACTCAAATATTATTGGACAACCTGTAAGGTCAGCTTCTTTTATTTTATAATGTGTAATTGGATTTAATTTATTTATTAAATCAGGTTGAGCCAAGATTTTACCTGTCTCTGTCCTAGATAAGTTTACAGGAGTTCCTTTAATAAGCATAAGTTTCTCTCTGATAACTTTATTTAACTGAGCCCTAAGTTCCACAACTGGAAAATCATTAGTAGACACAGTAAGGAAAGCTTCAGAAGGACAGAGTGCAAACTCTTGAATATGTTTTTGATAGGCAGTACTATTAGTACTACTCTCAAGAATAACTTTCCTCCTATCCATTTCAAACTCTAGTGCAGCTACAAGGTCTGAATTTCCTTGAGTGTCATAGAATCCTTCTAAGTTTTTGTTTACAGGATGGAAAAAACCACACATAGTATCTTCAGCATTATCATCCCAAGTGTTTACAAAAGGCATTATACCATAAGCTACAGGATTATAGAACATATCGGCAAAGTCAACTGTGCCTGATTCCATATCCCCACCTGTACCAAAAATAACTATTTGTCCTGTGATGTAAATACCAGCAGTAAGTGCTGGTTTGATTGCTGCAAATGAATCCTTTAGGTTAGGGAAAGCTCCTGCTTCTTCTAATAGAACAAGTATTCCATCTTTTCCCCTTGCAGCATCTGCATTATCTTTAAAGGTAAGGGCGAATACTTCAGACTGATAGCCAGACTCAATATCCACCCCATTTATTTTCTTCCTAAAAGATGCCTTCTTATGGTCTTGTTTGTCAACATAATCTCTTGACTTTCTCCACCCTGTAAACTCATTTAAAAAGTTCAAGTAATCACTTGTCATACCCATTGTTCCCTTTGGATAAAGGAATTTCTTTTCAGAAGCCCCAATGATAATCTGAGCTTTTCTTTCAGTATTATAATAGTTAGCAGAAATTGCTCCATTCTTGTAACTATAACCTTTTCTTCTACTCTTCCCAACAATCATGTGGAAACCACCCATCAAAAAATCAGGGTGAGGAGTAACTCCAAGTTTTAAATCTGCCAAGTCTTCAGGGTCAATACCATTTCTAGCAATCTCCAAAGACCAGAAGTAGTCATAATCTCCATCCCAAAAATCAGGAAATGTAGTAACTTTTTTAGATGCTTTTTTATCAGTAGTTACAACAACTTGTATTTGACAAAAGTTAAGATACATATAATGATGCCCAGTTATTCTGTGTCCATCAATTTCATATCCTTCTTTACATCTCTTAAGTTGTTCTTCCCAATAAGCCATCCATCCAGCAGTCCCCCAATAATCAGAACAGAAGTAGCCATACTTTTTAAATCGTATGGCTTCTTTTCTAAATACAGAGGTGTCTAACCACTTTCCATACTTGTCCCTTATCTCTGTTTGAACTTGAGGTTCTGTCATTCTGCTATCATCTTTTTAAGTCTTTTAATCTCATCTCGATGATAGGAACATTTCTCATATTCTTCTACAGCTTCATATTTATCTCTCAGTTCTTCATGATAAGCAATCTTATCCATGATGTGAGTTTGTAAATCTTGCTCTATCATCTCCATAAAATTTAAGTAACTATGTTTTTAAATCTATATAAAGTCTGAGCAATTAACTCACTAATGCTATCACACTGATTCTGTAGATAACCTTCTGTAACTTCTTCTTTAGTCTCTTGTACCTTGGCATAGAGATTTGTAAAGTATGAAACTGGTTCAGTTATTACTGAACTAGTGGGCACTGTAAGGTCTGTAACAGTGTACAGCCCCATATAACTTTCACAAAAAGTATCTATCTGCCCTAGAATACCATCATAGAAATCATTAAAAGCCCCATGTCTTGCTAAGGTTTTATCCTTTTGCAAAAGATGACTAATGTGTGCATCATTTCTAGCTTTAAATAATAAACCTATTAAGTCAGTTGGACAGCATTTACCTGTCCCCTCTTTTTCATTTTTCATTCCTGATTTCATTTCCATTTCTTCATCATCTCCGAAGAAACTAGCTAAACTTTTACTACCTCCTGCCATTTTATTTAAATATTAAGTTAATAATTTATGTTTCAAAGTGATTAATTTCTTTATTCCCCACAGTTTTCATGCTTTCAAATAATTGCTCATTTACTTTTTCTTCAAGAGCATTTAAGGTTTTCATTACCTCATAGGTATCTCTTAATGCTGATGTGATTTCTCTTGGCTTATACATTGGCATTCCTGTCCTTGTATTAATAGTAGCCA